CCACGATCTTCACCATCGGGTTGCACTGTTTCAGCTCTTTTATGAACCGACCATAGCGCGTCTCGCTGTTCTTTGGGATCAGGTGCGCCTCATCGACGAGCACCAAGTCCGGCGGCGGCACCATGTTCGGTGCTTCCTGATAGACGGACTGGATACCGGCAAAGGTGATTGGCTTGTCCAGCCGCTTCTGGCCGATGCTGGCGGAGTAGAACCCGATGTCAGACTGCGGAGCGATCCTGAGCAAGGTCTTTGCATTCTGCTCGAGAAGCTCCTTGACGTGCGTCAGGATCATCACGCGCGTCCCGGTGTACTCCATGGCATCCTCGACCAGCTTGGCAAGGATGGCAGACTTCCCTGCGCCGGTCGGGGCGACGATCAAGGGGTTATCCCCCCGGCCATCGGCCCAGTATTGATAGAGGGCGTCAATGGCATCCGCCTGATATTTTCTCAGCTTCATGCCTGCATCCTCCCGGCGTATAGCGCAGCGCTGTTGCTCTCGTTCCGCACGACCTCTCCCGTGTCCTTGTCGGTGTACTCCACCCAATCCTCGCCAGTGTCGCTGATCTCGAGGTCCGGTGGCATGATATGCGGGATGAACAGGTGGGCTTCACAGCCCGGCTGCATGTCTCGCCCCTTGGCGCAGCTCCAAGCCCCGTCTCCGCCCCGCTCTGGGGTGGCATGTGCGCAGGTGCGGCAGCTGACCTCTGGTATCTTGCAGCCGTGGCAGACGGGCTTATAGGGGCAGAAGCGGCATTTGAAGAACGATGGCTCATCCGACAACCGGGAAGGCGGCGTGGAAGCATGCACAACCCTCTCCGCCTTGGCCATGAGCTTCAGGGCCTCGGCTGCGTCGTACTTGATCCGCTCCATGTAGATTTCGTCGGTGTTCTTGTTCACGGCGAAGAACGCGCAACGCTCGATCTCGGCCAAGTGCATGCCGATCTGACACTGCGCCCAGTAGACAGGCTTTGTCTCCTTTACGCCCTTGGCCTTCGTCTCAGCGAAATTCTTCTCGTTCATGGTTTTGAACTCGAGCGTGTGCGGCTTGCCGCTCTCGGTGAAGCCTTCCCCGACGCCGTCCAAGGACAGTGCGAAGTGCCCATCGCAGGCCGTGAAGCGGATTTGCTTTCCGGTCTCGGGGTCGCGGTCCCAGACCGTCACGCCAACGGCGCGCAGGTTTGCCACGATCCGCTCTTCCTCGCGGTCGCCCGTCTCGAACAAGCGAAGCTGGCGGCCCTCGAACTCCGGTGACCAAGCCCAGCGGAATTGGTACCAAAGTGCCCGCTCACATTCGTTCCCGATCTGGGAACCCCCAAGGTGCGGCCGGTGGCTGCCCTTGCGCTGGGCGACATAGTGCTCGTAGATCGCCTTCACCGTGGCCGGTGTGATGTGTTGCTCAAGGTTCATGTCATTCCCCGTGATACTGCCAAAGAACGGCATTGCAATAGCCATGCACAGCGCCAATCGTCAGGCCAGTTTGGTGGCTGTGATGAAGGTGAACGCCTTTATAATTAAAGGACGCTGGGAACAGTTTTGTATTGATCGGCTTCTCCAGCACTTTTTCTGGAGGATCACATTCAAGACTTCCACCACAGTGATAGCATAGGCCGGACTGCAGCGCTTCATATTGCGATCTAACAGCATGTCGCTCAGAAAACGACAGCTTTTCGTAATACTGTGGGAGCTTGTATGGCTTGAAGTGCTTCACTTTTCCTTCAAGGTTCATTGCTCCAACTCCCCGCGCGGGTAATCCACATTGAAGTGAACAGACTGCGCCTCAAGGGCAACACGGTACGACGTGATGTCGCCGATCCCTGTGCGTCCAGACGCTCGCTGATATACGAAAACCGCCCTCGCCTCCGAGCCGTGCAGCTCATGCACTGCATCAATAATCCTCTTCAATTCGCCTATCGTCATTTGCGCCTCCATCTATCCAGCACTAAGCCCCCGCAGGGGCTTAGGTCTTGATTGACGTTACTTGCGCTTCCACGGCGGGGTGGCACCGCCAGAGGCACCACTCGAGGCACCGGCCGACACCGTCTCCTGCGTGGTGGTCTTGCCGACAGCCTCATAGCCCGCGACCTCGTTGGACGCGCTATACTGGCCGTCCGCAGGCTTTACCTTGACCTTCACCATCAGCGGCTTGTCGTGTAGGTCGCTGGAGGTGCGGGGGGTCATGATGCCAACCGCGTGGCAGATTGCCGACAGCGTACGATACGCGATCTCGGTCGCTGTTGCGTTCGGGTTGTTCAGGTTCAACCGGTCGGTCAGCTTGCGACCCTGCATCGGGCCCTCGATCACCTCGAGCGACAGCTGAAGGTAGCTGCCGGTCTGAGCCTTGGTGGGCTTTTCCTCTGAGGTGGTGATGACCGCCTTGTACCATCCGGCGGGCAGGGGTTCGTAGGCGACGTTGGGGTCAACCTGATTGGCGTCAAAGCCGTTGAATTGCATCGTTTTCTCTCCTTACTTCGCTGCAAATTTTTCGAAAGGGTTTCCGGTCTCAAAGCTGAAGGGCAATGCGGCGCTGATGCCGAGCCGGTTCTTTGAGACGTTGGAGGCGACCGGGTGGCAGATGATTTCCCGCTCGCCCGTGCTGATTGCGCGCTTCTTGTCGCCGTCGCCGCGCGTGAACGTCTTCAGGCGGATGAAGCCGACGATGTCCACGTTGTCGATGTAGTGAGGCATGGACTTTTTGTGCATCCGCACGGTGTACCGCGCGTAGGCATCCATGTCGGGCAGGTCCAGCGTCTCGGTGTCGGCATGGCCGATGAAGACCACGTTCATGCCCTTTTCGTAGGCGAGAGCACCCATCCACTCGCGGACTTGACGGTGCTTTTCTGCAGCTGCAGCATAGCCCGCCCCATAACCGCCACCGGCTTGGTTGATGCTCTTTGCCTTGGGGTCTGCCGCGACGATCTCGGCCTCGATCATCGTCGCAAGCTGGGTGATGCTGTCCAGAACCACGGTCTTGAAGTCGTGCTCCTGCGTGGCAAGGGCCTCGATCTGGTCGAGCACGTCCTTGGTGGTCGTCGCCACATCGAACAGCGACACCTCATCGTTGCCCATCAGGCTCATGGTGCCGTCTTCGGTACGGATGAACACCGGCTTCGGCATCATCGCGGCGAGCGTGGTCTTACCCGTGCCAGCCTCCCCGAAGAACGTCATGATGAGCGGCCTGTCGCCTTTCGGCTTCGACAGGGCTTTCAGGTCAATTGCCATGTTGAGCAACCTCCCCGCCGTGGGCAGCCAAGACGCCAACCATCTGATCCCGGGTCAGGCAGTCCAGAATTGCGGCCTGCGTTCCCGTGTTCGTCAAGTCCACGTTCTCGACGGCCGACATCGGGATGTCGAACGTCCCCAAGTGACTGATCGTCAGTTGGTATTGGACCTCTTCATTGTCAGTCATCACACCTCCTCCACTTTCACGCCGATCTTGCCCGGCTTGGTTTCAAACGCGGGCGCGATCTTGCGCCACGTCGCTGCGTCATTGGCGGCCAGCCACTTACAGCCAGCCGCATCAGCCTCAAACTTCACCTTGATAGGGGCGAGGTCTTCCGAGACGTGATGCTTCACCGTTTCCCAGACCGTATAATCAAGCTTGCGCGCCACCGGCTGGGTGAGCGTGATCTTGAAGCCTTCGATCTTGTGGGTCTTGCCACCTTCGTCGGGACCATCCAGCGCCTCGGCCAGTTGATCCTCGATCTTGATGCGGGCCGCGTTGGCCTCGTTTTCTGCGCGCTTGGCATTGAGCCAGTCACGCGCAAGTGCTTGCACGTTGGTCATTCAGTCCTCTCTTTTTCACATCCAACATCAGCACACTTGCAGAAACTTTCATCATGTGCAAGATGTTTTTCACGATATTAAAAAAGAGGCCAAAAAATGCTGGAACTACACAAGATACAGGAGATGCTGAAGGACAGACGTCTAGCTGTTGTAGCCGATAGGTGCGGGCTGTCTTATCCGACCGTCAAGCATGTCGCCGACGGCGGCAAAAACGTGACGCTGGCGACCCTGACCAAGCTGTCAGACTACCTGAAGGGCGACATCAATGAGTGATGCAGCATCCCTTGCTCGGCGCTATACGTCAGAACTTGGGTGGTATCTGGTCGCCATGCCTGCCGGGACAAAGGGCCCGACGGCCTTTGGCTGGCAGCAGCCGGAGCGCGCAATCTCCAGCCCCGACAAGGCCGAGGCATATTTTACGTCCAACCCGTCGCACAACATGGGCCTGCTGCATGGGCCGTCTGGCACCTGCGCCCTCGACGTGGACAACGTGGCCTACACGCGCCTGATCTTTGAGGCCCTCGGGATCGACTATGACGCGATCATCGCATCGGCCCCAAAAATCGTCGGTCGACCGGATCGCGGCAAGGTGCTTTTTCGCGCGCCAGAAGGTCTAAAGACACATAAAATCAGTTGGCCATCAAAGGATGATCCCCGCCGCACCGAGGTTGTTTTCGAGCTTCGCGCCGGGTCTGTTCAGGACGTCCTGCCCCCATCGATCCACCCCGACACCGGCAACCCGTACACTTGGGCTGGTCCGAGCGTGTTTGATGGCCTGCCCGAGATACCCGCGCCGCTTTTGACGCTCTGGACTGAGTGGGATCGCTTCCGCGCCCAGCTTCAGCAGATTTGCCCGTGGGCACCGGCAAAGGACTTCCAGCCCCCACGCAAGCCCCGCGCCCCCAGCGAACGCACCAGCGTCATCGATGCTTTTAACGATGTCCACGACATGCACGAGCTTTTGGTGCGCTATGGTTACAAGCCAACGGCCCGCAAGCGTTACCTGTCCCCCAACAGCAAGAGCGGCCTCGCCGGTGTGATCCTGTTTGATGACGGCCGGGCCTACAGCCACCACGCATCTGACCCGTTCGACAGCGCCCACACCTTCGATGCCTTTGAAATGTGGTGCTATTACGAGCACGGCGGCGATGTGATTAAGGCCGTCAAGGACGCCGCCAACTTCTTGAACGTGTCGTCCGACCCGGTGCATGAGTATGAGCCCGAGAAGATCGAGCACGGCCGGAAGGTCGCCGCCCAAATCCTCGCCAAGCCCAAAGAGGCAGAGGGGCCCCTGTCTGACATCCCTGAGCACCTGCTTGGCATCCCCGGCATCCTGCAAGAGGCTGTCCATTACTACAACACCACCGCCCCCAAGGAGCAGCCACAGTTCGCTGTTCAGGCGGCTCTGGCCTTCGGTTCCATCGTGATGGGCCGCCGGTGGGTGACCGACCAGTCCAACATGTCCGGGCTGTACTTCGTCAACGTGGGCAAGTCCGCTGCGGGCAAGGAGCACACCAAGACCGTTCTCGAGCGTCTCCTCGAGGCGTCCAGTCTCGAGCACCTGATCGGCCCGAGCGGATACACCAGCGCCAGCGGTGTTTTTTCGGCCCTTGTCTCGCAGCCAACCCACCTGAGCATCATCGATGAATTGGGCCGCGTCCTGCAGACGGCGCAGGCTGCGGGCAACCACCACAAGACCGACGCCCAGACCATCCTGATGGAAGTGTTCGGTCGCCAGACCAGCACCCTGCGCCCGCAGGGATACTCCAAGATGGGCATCACCGAGAAGCAGGCAAAGGAGCTTGATAAGGTGGTACGCTGCCCGGCACTGACCCTGATGAGCATGACAACGCCCAGCACCCTCTACGACAACCTGTCCAGCCGCTACGTCACTGACGGCTTCTTGGGGCGCTTCATCATTGTGGAGAGCTACATCGGCCGCCAACCGTCCCGCATCGTGCGCAGCATCGAGCCGGGTGAGCGGCTCTGTGAGTGGGCCCAAGAGTGCGCCACCGCATCGGATGGCAACTTCGGCCCGGGCGAGACGTTCGACATCGCTCCAGCCCCGACCATCCTGCCCTTTGCGCCGGAGTGCCACGAGCTTCTGCGCGCCTGCGACATCGATCTCCTGCGCAAGATGGATGAGCACGAGCGGTACGGCCTTGAGGCCATGTTCGGCCGGACAAAGGAGATCGCCCAGCGCTTGGCCCTGATCGTTGCCAGATCGCGCCGTGAAGAGCAGATCAGCGCCACGAGCCTGCAGTGGGCCATAGACTACGCGACCTTCTACTCGGGCCGCGCTGTGGCTGCGCTGCGCAAGTCTCTCGCTGATGGCCCGTTCGAGGCAGCCTGCAAGGCGGTGTACGCCAAGATCGAGGCGGCAGGTTTGCGTGGCGTCACGGCCCGTGATCTGTCCGAGAATGTCCGGGCGTTTGCCAACCTCGAGCCTCGCAAGCGGCAGG